TACAGAAACATTCAGTACCATTTGATTGCGAGTACGCATCAGGATTGAATGAAAGAATCTTTAAACACATTAAAGATGAAGCATTAGCAGCAACATTAGAAATGGGTAAACGTCGAGGTGAGGCTCCAGATATGAAAGGTACTGGAAGACGTAATGCACATATGTTAGCTATTGCTCCAAACGCAAACTCTTCTATGATTGTAAATACATCTCCAAGTATTGAACCTTGGAAAGCAAATGCATTTACTTCTCGTACAAGAGTAGGTTCTCACCTAAATAAAAATCCATACCTCGAAGCCGAGCTTGAAAAGATTGGAAAGAATAACGAAGAGGTTTGGTCTTCAATTATTACAAACGGTGGTAGTGTACAACATCTTGATTTTTTACATGACCACGTGAAAGAAGTATTTTTAACAGCAATTGAATTAAATCAATTAGCACTTATCAGATTAGCAGGTGAAAGACAAAAGTACCTATGTCAAGGTCAATCACTAAACATCTTCTTCCCTGCAGGGTGTGATAAGAAAACTTTACATCAAGTCCACTATCAAGCGTGGAAACAAGGATGTAAAGGATTATATTATTTAAGAACAGAAACATCTAACAGAGCAGAGAATGTAGCACAGAAAATTGAAAGAGAAAAGTTAGATGATATTATTAACCCAGACGCAGTAAAATTCAACAACGGTTCAGAGGAGAGTCAAGATGAGTGCGTTGCTTGTCAAGGATAGAAAAATGGATATAACAATTTATACTAAATCAAACTGCCCTTTTTGCGAAAAGGCAAAAGCTTGGTTTACTCAACATGGTATGAGCTATACTCAAATCATCTTAGATGATGAAGAACAAAGATTAGCTTTTTATCAAAAATTCTCAAATGGTAAAACTGTAAACTCAGTACCACAAATTTTTATTGATGATAAACATATTGGAACTTACAACGACCTTATGGAAGTAAGTGATACACTGATTAAGAAGCAAGGTGGATTATTAGAATTCTCTGAAACATATAAGCCATTCCATTATCCTTGGGCAGTCCAAATTACAACAAGACACGAAAAAGCACATTGGATTGAAGATGAACTTGACTTGTCTGAAGATGTATCTGATTGGAAAGGTGGTAAGATTACACCTACTGAAAAAGAATATATTACAAACATCTTAAGATTGTTTACTCAATCTGATGTTGCAGTTGGTCAAAACTATTATGACCAATTTATTCCTAAGTTTAAGAATAACGAAGTACGTAATATGTTAGGTTCCTTTGCAGCTCGTGAAGGTATTCACCAACGTGCTTATGCTTTATTAAATGAAACACTAGGTTTACCAGACAGTGAATATCACGCATTCCTAGAGTATTCTGAAATGGCTGACAAAATTGAGTACATGAGAAAAGCAGATGTTAATACATTAAGAGGTCTTGGTTTATCTCTTGCTAAATCTGTATTCAACGAGGGAGTTGCTCTATTCGCATCTTTCGTAATGCTGTTGAATTTCCAAAGATTTGGAAAGATGAAAGGTATGGGTAAAGTTGTAGAGTGGAGTATTCGTGATGAAAGTATTCATGTTGAAGGTAACTCAAAACTATTCAAAACATTTTGTAAAGAACACAGTCGTGTAGTTGATGATTCGTTTAAGAAAGAAATCTATGAGATGTCAAAAGATATCGTTGACCTTGAAGATAAGTTTATTGATTTAGCTTATGAAATGGGAGAAATCGATGGTCTCCAGAAATCTGAAGTAAAAGAATATATAAGATATATTACAGACAGAAGGCTGCTTCAACTTGGTATGAAGACTAACTTTAAGGTAAAGGATAATCCTCTTCCTTGGTTAGAATGGGTATTGAATGGTGCTGACCATACAAACTTCTTTGAAAATCGTGTAACTGAATATGAAGTTGCTGGATTACAAGGGAACTGGGACGAAGCTTACGCCTAAAAAGGTGAGCGATGATTGAAAAAGCATATTTTCAGAATGTTATTGATACATTAAAAGACGAAGGAAAATATAGAGTCTTTAACGACATAGTGCGTGAAAGAGGCAACTTTCCTAAGGCAACCTGGTATTCTAAATATTCTCCAAAAACAATAGTTAACTGGTGTTCCAACGATTACTTGTGCATGGGTCAAAACAAATATGTTATTGATGCTATGCAAACCGCGCTCGACAAGACAGGTTCGGGAAGTGGTGGTACAAGAAATATTGGTGGAACATCTCACTATCACGTTACTCTCGAAAGAACACTAGCAAAACTCCATAAAAAAGAAAAAGGATTATTGTTCACATCAGCTTATGTTGCTAATGAATGGACGATGATTGCACTATCACGAATCATTCCAAATATTTGTTTCGTATCAGATAATAAAAATCACGCATCATTGATTATGGGTATTAAACATAGTCGTGCTGAAAAAATTATCTGGGAACATAATAACATGGACGAATTAGAGTTGGCATTACAGACAGCTCAAATGAGCAATCAAGTTCCTTGTATTGTTTTTGAATCAGTGTATAGTATGGACGGAGATGTTGCACCAATCAAAGAAATATGTGACCTTGCAGATAAGTATAATGCAATTACATATATTGATGAAGTTCATGCAGTAGGACTTTATGGTGACACAGGTGCTGGATATTGTGAAAAATTAGGTCTATCTGATAGAGTCGATATCATAAATGGCACTCTAGGCAAGGCTTTTGGTGGCCATGGTGGTTATATTGTTGGAGAAGATATTGTCTTAGATGCCATTAGAAGTGTCGCCAGTGGATTTATATTCACCACATCGTTAAGTCCTGTTATGTGTGCAGGTGCTATTGCTTCAATAAGATGGTTAAAAGAACACAACGAACTTAGAGAACAACATCAAGAACGAGCTCAAACGCTACGTGAACTTTTTATAGATAATAATATAGAGGTGCATGAAGCATCTACAACGCATATTCTTCCAGTGATGGTAAGAGATGCAAAAAGAACTAAAGCAATGTCAGATAGGTTATTAAACGAGTATGGAATTTATATTCAACCAATTAATTATCCAACAGTCGATGTTGGTACTGAACGACTTAGAATTACACCAACACCATTACACACCAATGGTATGATGGAAGACCTCGTATCTGCATTGAAGGAGACGTTTAAAGAATTATGAAATGGTTAACACTATTTACATCACTAACGCTAGCATCAACTGCAGCGTATTTTAGCATCATAGGATTGATGACTATTTTCAGTGGTGCAGCGTTGAGCATTTTAGTTATGGCTTCAGTATTAGAATTTGGAAAAATTGTGAGTGCTGCTTGGCTACACTACGAATGGGAACGTATTAATAATTTAGTACGTGCATATTTCACGACAGCAGTCGTGGTATTGATGTTAATAACTTCAATGGGTATTTTTGGATTCCTTTCCAAGGCTCATATTGATAGTTCAATTACATCAGACAGTTATTCACTTGAAGCAAGCATAGTGGATAAAAGATTAGAAGGTAAACAACTTCAACTAGACAACTTAACTGGTCGTTTAGAAAACTTGGATTATGTACTACAAACAAGTAGACCAGAAGATAGAAATTACGTTAACAGAGTACAAACAGAAGAACGTAATGAAATCAATTTAGATATTGATAACTTAGTCGCCGACATCGTAGAATTGAATGAACAAAAAATGCCTATTCAAAAACTTCAACTTGAACAAGAAGCTGAATTAGGTCCAGTAAAATATATTGCAGATATGATTTACGGAGAAGATGCGGAGTCGTTCTACGACAATGCAGTCCGTTGGGTAATACTCACAATCATATTTGTATTTGACCCTCTTGCAATTATGTTGTTGATTGTATCAACCGCAGCGTTCAAGAGAGATAGAGAGCAAATGAATCCACTCGTAGATGAAGAACAAATTCATAGAATGGATAAAAAGAAACAGTCAGATGAAATTGACTGGGACCGTGCTCCAAAGAAAACACCATCTAAGTCTCAAGACTCAGGTGGATTAAGTACAACATTAAATAGAAGACCAATATAATATGAATATAAAAAGAAGTCTATGGTTCGTCGCAGGACTAATATTACTAGGAATCGCATACATAGGGGTAGTTATGCCAGGTATTCCTTTCTCAATCCCCGCAGTATTTGCTGCTTATTGCTTTGCAAGAAGTTCAGATAGAATGCACAAGTGGTTATACAACCATAAAATCTTTGGACCATTTTTAACAAACTGGGAAACAAAGAAAGTATTTCCATTAAAAGCAAAATATGGAATGTTAGGATTTATGGCAATTGCTTTAATCTTAATGATTGTCACAACAGGTAATTGGAAAGCAGTTATGTATTCTGGTACCTTTATGGCACTCGGTGCATGGTGGGGTTGGCAATATCCTTCTAGTCCAGAAGAGTACGACCAACGTGTGAAAGAAGGAAAGAAAATAGGTCTATTCAAGTAAGGAGAATAGTATGTCGGAAAATTTTAGAGAACCAGATAAGCTTCCTAAGATGACACCGCACCAGTTTTATCAAGCATTACATAGAATGCATTATGCACATAAAATTGCTGATGAATTGGAAACTTTAGACCAGATTGATGCAATAGTCGATATGATGGAAGGAGAATATCCAGAAGCAGACTATATCATACAAAAAATCTTAAGGAGATTATATAATGACAGACATTTTTGAGAGTCCTGATAGAGGAAAAACAGTATATAGAAGACCATTTGGTGCGCCATATACTGAGAGAGTTTTAGTTGAAACTAAAAGACCATACAACAATGGAGTTGAAAAGGAGAGTTCTAACGAATTCGAGTCGGCTCGTAACCAGAGCAAAACTTGGAGCATGGAACAAGATTAATACTTGAGAGTAATAGAATATCAAAGAAAAAGCTTTGCAAGAGATTTTGTATTTGTATGTTCGATAGGATTTAATATAGGATTAGTTTTAGGTATTTTGATTTTTATATAAGTGGAGTGATTTATTATGGCAGATAAGTTCGTGAAAGTGGAATTAATATCGTCGTTTAGACAAACATACGTAATTCCGTATGAAGCATTACAGGAAATGAATACGAAAGTTCAGTTGACTGATGAGCTCGCATTACAGTGGGCAGAAGAAAGTGTTATGTGTGAGGAAATAAAAGAACTCGCACAACAATGGATTGGTGAAAATGTATTTGATAAAAGTATAATCAATACTGAACAAGCAATCAAACAGTTTCGAAAACAAAACCCAGATTATTCAAAAGAAATGAGTGACGCTCAAGTCGTTGATTGGATTAATGACTGGGAAGACCCAATTGCTAAAGGGAAGAAGAAAGCAGATGAGTAAGTGGCATGGTGGAAAAGGTAGTAAACCTCGTCCTATAAAAGACATGAAAAAATTTGATTCTGAATGGGACAGGATTTTTAATAAAGAGAAAAAAGATTTGAATTACGAATCTGACAATCCTTTAGAAAGACCTTTTGAACCTTCACCACCTTCAGCTGTTGATGATGCAGCAGACGTTATGAGTAAGTATGCTCACCCAGCTTACACAAGATATCCTCATTTAAAGAAAATAATTAAAGAATGATAACAATTTATGGAACCGCATCTTGCGGTGCTTGCATTAATGCAATTAATTTATGTCGAAAAAATAACCTTACATTCAGGTATAAAGACGTAAGTTTCAGACAGCATTATATAGAATGCGAACAACTCGGTGTTGATATGACAAAAATACCACACATAACAGTTGACAAACACTACATAGGATGTTATAATAGTCTGAAAGAATATATTTGGGAACAAAATGCTAAAAGACAAGATAATAGAATGGTTTAATATTTGTAAGATTCATTGGAAAGAAATCTTTGCACTGAGCTTTGCATTACATTTCGTTATCGACATCTTTGTATTTTGGTTAGGATTTATTATTGGGAGAATGACATAATGGCAAAATGGCCTAAAAGAACACCATGGCACGATGGTGAGAGAATAGAATGGAACTTGGATAATGGATACATCATTTCGGCTGTAAAATTTACGGGTTCTTATGGATATAAAGAAAATAAGTGGGAACTTGCTATTATAGATAAAGATTTAAAAACATTCGTAGACCCACCTGCGGATAGAATGGAAAATATATTAGATGACTATCATAAAGCCGATGAAGGCATTTATGGTTATCTAAACGACCCTGATGTGGACAGGATTGTAGAAATGGTAAAGAGGTTATAATGCCAGTAAAGATAGGAAAATCAGTAAGGAAAGTTGTAAGAGGAGCGAGTAGACCAAGTTTCGAATATACACATGAATATATAAAAACAAAATCAAACGGTGAATTGATTGATATGTACAATGCTTCAGGAACAATCCCTAAGAAAAAACAAAAAATTAAAAACGAATTAGTGAGACGAAATAAAGTTGGAAAAGCAAGAGTCGTATTTAGATAAGTTAGCGTATAAAGCAACTATACTTCTTCTTTGGAGTGGTGTTATATTGTGGACAGTGTTAATTGGTTCAGCTGTATATTCGTTGTTTGAAGATGATAAAAAAATAATTGGATACACCTATCACGGTCTTCCAATTTATGAAAGTGATATAGAGGAGAAAGATGGCGACGAAAAGTAAAGCTTACGCGAGTACCCACAATGGTATTAAAAAAGGCACATCTATTGGAAAGAATCCAAAGAGTCGTGCTACAATGAACAAGTCTAAAAAACGGTCATTTAAGAAATATCGTGGTCAAGGAAAATAAACAAGCAATCATATTAGGAAACGGAGAATCTCGTTTAGGATACAACTACAGAGAAAAGTTTCCAAATGCGACTGTGTTCGGTTGTAATGGAGCGTATAGAGAATCTCCAGATTTTTTAATATGTACAGATGTTTATATGCAACATCTGATTTATAAAACCGGATATTGCAAAGACAACCTTTGTTACTTTTCTGAATGGGAAACTCTTCCCGGTGATGAAGGTTATAACTTAGCAAAACAATTAGGTAAACCTGTTATTTCAAATGATAGAGATAATAGAATGAGTTGTGTTGTTAACGGTACAGAAAATTTCACGTATGTAACTTGGACTGAAGAAGAAGATTCAGTACAAAAATTACTTGAAATTCCAATCAGCTCTGGTTCAAGAGCATTATTATTAGCATGTGAATTAGGATTTAATGAAATCCATTTACTTGGATTCGATGGTATAGGAGCTCAGAATGTTTATCAACAAACTGAGGGATATGAAAATTCTACACCAAGAGAAATCTGGGTAAAAGAAAGAAATGATATTAAGCAATTCTATAAGAGTAAAATAAAATTTTATGATTTATAATCGATTAGCTTCAGCAGCTTATGGTGAAGGAAGAAGATATTTTAAATGGTGGGTACGTGTATGGTGTAAACGAAGATAAATACTATCCATGCCATACTCAAAGAAAGTTATAGAAAGATTCGAAGCAGTTACCAATAACCCTGCTGCACATGGTGTCGGAAGGTTTGACCCTAATGACCCAAACGTTGCAACGGGACTTACGGGTGCACCTGCATGTGGTGATGTTATGAAATTGGATTTAAAATTAAATCCAGAAACTGAGGTCATCGAAGATGTTAAATTTAAAACTTATGGATGTGGTTCTGCTATCGCTTCAAGCAGTATGTTCGTTGAAATGTTAATTGGTAAAACCATTGAAGAAGCGAAGAATATTAAAGATAAAGAAATTGCGGATGCTTTAGAATTACCTCCAATCAAAATTCATTGTTCAGTGTTGGCCGAAGATTCAATCAAACGTGCTATCCAAGATTGGGAAGAAAAGAAAGCAGGTCGCAATGAAACATGGTTAGAAAAGATGACCATAAAGGAAGATTAAAGATGTATGAGTATAAAGCAAAATTAATTAAAGTAGTAGACGGAGATACCGTAGATGTCGATATTGATTTGGGGTTTGGTATTTGGATGCGTAATGAGCGTGTTCGTATTATGGGAATTGATACACCAGAGTCCAGAACTAGGAATAAGATTGAAAAATTATTTGGCCTCGCTGCAAAGAAAAGATTAAAAGAATTATTAACAAAGGATATCATTCTAAAAACATTTAAAGGTCGTGGTGGAGAAGATGCTAAAGGTAAATTTGGTAGAATCCTTGGTGACTTTAATGTCTATTATCCAGAACAAGACCGTTGGTGTTTAGTTACAGAAATTATGTTCCACGAAGGACATGGTGTACCTTACACTGGTGGAAGTAAAGATGATGTCGAAGAACAACACTTAAAGAATAGAGATAAGTTATTAAAAGAAGGTGTTGTTGATAGAGCAAAATACGAAAAATTAATTAATAACTAAAGGTCCTTTTTATATTATGGAAAATGTTTGTGTCTTAACAAACTTTCGTACCGGAAGTACATCATTCACACTAGAAAAATCTGAAGAACATCAGTTACCTTATAAAGGTGAATTGTTTTCTCACGAAATACCTTTTGGTTTAGGTGAACTTGAAAGTATTAAGAGAGATGCATTCATTTTTTCTAATCCTAAAGTAGGGAGACAAGCTTTAAGTCGTTGGAACTTTTTCCAACAATTGCGTAATGGTCACCCTGCTTGTTATAAAATTATGCCGAATCATTTCGGTGATGATAAAGAACACCTTCAACTTCGTACAGTTATTGGTCAAGCCGATAAAGTCTACTATCTCTATCGAAGAGATTTTATGAAACAAATCGAAAGTTGGGTTGCAGCACGTCTTACTGGTTCTTGGGCAGAAACTGGGTTTAAAGCATACCCAGAAAATACTGACGGAAAATCTTGGCGCGAGTCTTGGATGCACGTTGAAGAAATATACGTCAAGAGAATGCACGGTATTCATAGAGGTGTATTTGGAGATAAAGAAGAACCTTATAAAGCATCCATCAATCCCTCGAAAGGAGTCAACCACGGTCAAGGTCACGATTTAAATCTTACTCGTATGGTTTGGCAACTCGTCTACAATTATAAAGTAATGGGTAGAATGTGGAAAGAATTTCCTGGTGAACTCGTTTGCTATGAAGATTATTTTCAAAAAGAAAAATATAAACCATATAATAGAGAGATTACTTGGGAATCTGAACTCGATATGGACGTCATCAACGAACAGGTAGACACCTGGGATATCGAAAGTTATTTCAAATAACAGTTGACAAATGCAATAAAACCTGTTATAATAGTCAAGTAAATGGAAATATTTGCGAAAAAAATGAAAAAAACAGTTGACAATTCCGTCAAACTGTGGTATATTATACAGTATGAGAAAAAGATTTGATAATGCGGTAAGTGGTACTACCGTTATTTTGGCACCACGAAAAAGACATCCTAGAGATAAAAGACCACCTCAAGCTATGCCATTTGATGTAGCGATGAGAAAGTTTAAGAAAGCGGTTGAAAAGGCTGGGATTCTTAAAGAACTCAAGAAAAGAGAGTTCTATGAAAAACCTTCAATTAAAAGAAATAGAAAAAAAGCTGAAGGTATTAAAAGGCATCAAAAAGCTCGTGCCAAAGAGATGGCAATGAGTAATTTGCCAAGAGGCTTTAGAAGATATTAATTAATTGAGATTTATATTATGGGATTAGCTAGAGGATTGTCTACGCTTAACACTCGTAAGCGTAAACTAAAAATCACAAAAGCAAAATACGCTGAACTTGAACTTCAGTGGAGACAACATAATCGTGATATGAAACGTAAAGGTATGCACGATTTAAGATATGACACACTTCAACAATACATCGATTATTGTTATGGTCGTACAAAAATCCAAACAGAATTCAAACCTTACACACCAACTACAACATGGCGAGTTGACAATCATCGTGAACTCTATCCATCAGCACCTTTAACTGAGTCTGATGGACGTGGTACTGCTAAAGATTCACCTAAATATACTGGGACTCTTATAAAGGGTATTGCAACAATGCATAAATCCAATGCAGTTCCAGTTATTAATCAAAAAGAAGCTGAAGATATCAGCAGGATGGCACGATGAAAATTGACTATCCTATTCATAAATTTTCCTGCGACATATGTGGGAAAGCGTTTACAAACCTAGTATATTATAAAGTAGAAAAGAATGGTTATCATTCTCAAGTGTATTGCGGACCTGAATGTAGTTTGAAAGGTCATGCCGTACACAGAGGACCTGAGAGATGAGTGATTTAGAAACACGTATTCAAGAAAGATTGGATAAGCTTGAAAAGTTAATGAAAGAAAATAAACACATTGGTCATGCGGAAGCAGCAATGGATTTTACAACAGACATTACAAAATTTTGGAGTGTGCTTAGTGAAGAGGATAGAGACTTTTTACAAGGTGTACAACATGCAATCGAAGAGCAAATACGCTGGGAGTAATATATGACGCAATATAACGATAAAGTCGAAAGACAAAGACTACTCATTGCCGCTGAGAAATGGGCAAAAGGAGTAGAAGGTATACACGTACATTCTTTAAATAGTATGTGGTATGATGATAGACCAGAAGATACGGCAGACAATCAGTATGTAACTGATACTACGTATAATAGTGGTTTAATCGTGAGAGAGAAAAACGGAAAGGTGATTCATACATTTGGTGAGAAGCTTGATGGTGATGCACTTATTGACGATTACCAAAGAAAGGTAACGCCTTCTCAAACTCAAGCATTATTAGCATGAGCAAATTCGATAAAAACTTTCATTTAAATATGAGTCCTCTATACGTGACCCTTATATTCATGATTTTTATATTATGGTCAAGTGAAGTGAAAGCTGAGCCTGGTATTGATTACGATTGGGTAGTATCAAAAGAAGAACATTGTCTAGCATTAAACATTTATCACGAATCACGTTCAGAAAACTTAGCAGGTAAATATGCAGTTGCTGATGTTGTTTTAAATAGAGTAAGAGACGACAGGTACCCTAATGATATATGTGGTGTAATATACCAAGGGAAGCACAAACCTTCTTGGAAAGACCCAGAGAGGCTCGTACCAATAAGGAATGCATGTCAGTTTAGTTGGTATTGTGATGGTAAGAGTGATGACCCACTTGATACTGACTCTTGGAATGAATCACTTAACATCGCTTATCATGTTATTAAAAATAATAAGTACCGTGGATTAACAGAAGGTGCAACACATTATCACACGACATGGGTAAGTCCTTATTGGGCTCCTACATTACAACAAGTAGGAACGATAGGAACTCATATATTTTACCGTCAAGAATGAATAAATATCTCTATGTACAGTGAAACAAGAGATATGTTATGGTTATTGCAGGAATAGATTACAGTTTAAGTAGCCCTGCTATTTGTGTTCACGAAGGTAAAGAGTGGGATTATAAGAATTGCACTTTTTACTATTTAGTAAGTAAAGAAAAGTTTTTGAATACAGAGGACTCTCAATACTTACCAACTCTATATCCTCAATATAGAGAAGATATGGAGAGATTTGACAGACTTGCAGAATGGTCTATAAGTACTTGTTTAAATCGAGGTGTAGATATAGTTTCACTAGAAGGTTATGCATTTGGTGCAGTTGGAAGAGTATTTCAAATTGCTGAGAATGCTGGCTTACTAAAATATAAATTATGGGAACAACATATTGGTGTAGATATTTATGCACCAACAATGATAAAGAAATTTGCCACTGACAAAGGGAATTGCAATAAAGAAATGATGATAGAAGCTTTTGAATCTGAAACAGGGGTTGACATTCGCGAGAAATGTGGTATAATAAACAAACAGTGGAATCCTATAAGTGATATAGCCGACTCATACTATATGGCAAAATTTGGATTCCATCAGATTTTTAATTTGGAAAAAGACGTATGATAGTAATTTTCAATGGCCCGCCCGGTTCAGGTAAAGACGAAGCTGCTTCTTTATTTAAAGAAGTATTTGGTTTCGGTAACCTGAGTTTTAAATACCAATTGTTCAAAGAAACAATTAATCACTTCGAAGTCGATAAAGACTGGTTTATGGAAGGTTATGACGATAGAGAAGTAAAAGAAAAGAAAGAGTTCGCTCTTAAAGAAATGTCTCGTAGAGAAGCAATGATTCATGTATCTGAAGATATAGTCAAACCAAAAAATGGAAAAGATTATTTTGGACGCATGGTTGCTGAAGAGATTGAAGATGGAAAAAGCTATGCTATTGCAGATGGTGGATTCATCGAAGAGTTAGAACCAATAATCGAAAAATTAGGTGAAGAAAACATTGTCCTTGTTCAAATCACAAGAGAGGGACATGATTTCTCAACTGATTCACGTAGATACTTCGACGGAAAACTTTTTAAAGAATATACAATTGGTCATGAAACACCGATTGAAAAGTCTTTTGTTTTAGATGAAAAGTTCGATATTAAAACATATCGAATTCATAACAATGGTTCTTTAAGAAATTTCCACAATACATTAATGGACATACATAGTGAGTTAAAATTACAATATGACTTATCGACTGAAGAACCTACCGACGCTTAACGTCATAAACTTAAAAGAGTGTACTGATAGAAAAGAGTTAACAGAAAGCGAATTCAAACGCTTAGGTGTTGACAACTATAAGATACACGTTTATGATAGATATGAAGAAGGAGTCAGTATTCCTTTTGAAGGTGACCCTGATTTAATTAGCAAATGTACCAAAGGTGTTACATCATCTCACCTTTTAACTATTAAGTGGTGGTACGAAAATACTGACGAAGAGTATGGTATTTTCTTAGAAGATGATGTTGACTTCACACCTTTAGAACATTGGAATTTTACGTTAAGTGAATACATTGAAAGGTGTAATGATTATGATTGGGGTGCTCTACAACTAGGATTAGTATTTGAGTATCCTTATGATGTTTGGCATGAATATCCTCCCATGTTCCCGCGTAGGCGTACGGAATGGGACCACGGATTACAAGTTTATGTACTGAAAAGAAAGTATGCTGAAGTATTACTCGACTATTATTTTGGTGCCTTCCCAGGCAAACTTCATTTTAGAATGCCACTCGGTTCCGCTAACGCATTTGAAAATAATGTATTATGCGGATTTGGAGATGTGATTACATTCCCATTGTTTAATCATAACGTCACTGACTTCCGTTCGAAGAATATATATTGTTATAACGAACAAACGCCGTCAGCGATTTATTCTTATGAATACTTAACAGATTGGTGGGACAAGAAAGGAAGTCAAAAATCATTAGATGACATATTTGGAGATGCAAAATTATGAGATTAAGTAAAGTAAATAAACTCAAAGCAATTTGGGAATTAGTAGAAGAATTTAAACGTGAACTAGGTGGTCAAGCAAAAGGTCATTTCTATACTACAATTAGTGTATTGGAAAATAGAGCAGAACAACTAGAAAAAGAAATCGATAATGAAACTGTTAATGTTCAGGAGTATGTAAAGTGAGTGTAGTATATAAAGGTCAAGTAATCGATTCAGAACTATCCAAAAATTCAAAGGGTGGAACTGAAATGATGCGTCAACGTTTCGTTGATAACGTTGATAAAGGTATTTTAGAGAAAGTTGCAGTACATTTATCAAGACCAAGAGAGATGTATGAAGATGTACCTAATGTTTTATGGTGCCATGATTTAGCTGAAGACCCAGAGAATAAAATCTTATTAGACGATGGTTGGAAAAAATTTGACCATTTCGTTTTTGTATCAGCATGGCAAAGAGACCAATATGTCTTAAGATTTGGTATTCCATATTCTAAGTGTTCAGTTATTCATAATGCTGTTGAGAAAGAATACTCACCAAAAGAAAAAGATATGGAAACAATCCGTTTCGTTTATCATACAACACCTCATCGTGGATTAGAACTTGTCGTTCCAATCTTTGATGCTTTGTGTAATGATTTCGATAATATACATTTGGATGTTTATAGTTCATTCGATATTTACGGTTGGCCACAAAGAGATGAGCCTTACCAAGGATTGTTTAAAACTATAGAGTCGCATGACAATATGACTTACCATGGAAATGTTTCGAATGAAGAAGTACTAGAAGCATTAGACAAATCGCATATTTTCATGTATCCCAACGTGTGGAAAGAAACTTCTTGTATTGCGTTGATTGAAGCAATTAAGAGTCAGATGATTTGTATTCACCCAAATTACGGTGCATTACCAGAGACTGCTTCAAACGCTACAATCATGTATGATTTTAATGAAGTGAATCAGGCACATGCAAACTATTGTTATGCAGTGACAAAACAAGTATTACAGAGTATGAAACAAGACTCTAACTATTTCCACGGTTTCACTTATTCGGACCGTTTCAACTTAGCTCGAAATAATATCGCTTCATTTAAAGTTATGTGGGAAACGCTTCTAAGGAATATTATACATGGCAAAGAACAAGAAGCCGGATAATGTTGTTCAATTTCCAAACATACACATAGACAACCCTCCACTTAGTGCGAGTGATGTTAGTGACAGATTATTAAGATATAAAGAAAGCTATTCTACAGAATTAGCAGAAATATTATGGGAAAACGTTCTGGGTGAAATGACCAGAGCAGGGTGTGATTTTGATTCACAGATTGACAAATACTTTCCAAGTATGATTTTAATTTTTGAATCCATCAAATCATTACATTCATTAACTATGGGCTTAGACCACCCTCTTCAAAGGTTTGCAGAGGAAAATGTAGTTATAATGGAGAGTGGTGAAGCTCAAACTGTAGGCGGTCTGAAAAAAGATTTGCAAAAAACAGTTGACAATGATGAAGAAATAGATTAAAATATACACTGAATTAAATTAAATTGGAATTATATTATGGCTATTTTAGTAGATTATAACCAAATGATGCTCTCATCTTTGTTTGCACAGATTGGTAATCATACGGACATTGACCTTGATGAAAACTTATTAAGGCATATGTTCTTAAACTCGTTACGCTTCAATAGGAAAAAGTTTCACGAAGATTATGGTGAAATTATCCTATGTGTCGATAATAAAGACGTATGGAGACGTGACTACTTCCCTTATTATAAAGCGAATAGGAAAAAGAGTAGAGATGAATCCGACATGGATTGGAACAAGCTCTTCGAAGCTATTCATCAAATAAGAGAAGAAATTACTGAGTACTTTCCTTATAAGGTACTCTATATCGAAAGGTGTGAAGCTGACGATATTATTGCAACCATTATTCACGAAGAAGGTACTGAACTGAATACTGGTGGCGAAAGGTTTTTAATTCTTTCTGGTGATAAGGACTTTATTCAATTACATAAGTATGCGAATGTAGACCAGTACAATCCAACTCTTAAGCGTTGGGTAAGGAATGACAATCCAAATAAATACCTTTCAGAACACATATTGAAAGGTGATGTAGGCGACGGTATTCCTAATATTCTTAGTGCTGATAATTGTCTCGCCATTGGTGAACGTCAAAGACCAATGACTAAGAAAAAGATTACTGCGTTTACAACTGAACCAGAATGTATGGACGAAGAAACAAAACTTCGATACAATCGAAATAAGAAGATGATTGACTTATCTGAAATTCCACAAGAATATAAAGATACAATTCTCGAAGCATACCACACTGAAAAGAATGTGGGTAGAGAACATCTCTTTAATTTCTTTGTTAAGAAAAAATTAAAAAACTTAATAACAGATATACAGGATTTTTAAATTATGGCTATCAAACTATCAATCTCTGAAGTACTGAATAAGTGCAAAGAGTTTAAATCAGTAAAAGAAAAAGCAGAATGGCTTCAACAAAATGATGCTGTTCCAGTAAGAACTGTACTAAGACTTATCTATGATGAAGATATCGAATTCTTAGTACCAGACACTCCACCACCTTGGAAGAAAAATAATTTTCCAGATGCGACAACTCTACTTTATAGAGAAGCTCGTAGACTGCGTATTTTCTTTAAAGGAGGAGGCTATGACGATTTACCACAAGTCAAAAGAGAATCACTATTCATTTCTTTATTAGAAGATATTGAAAATGGTGACGCTGACTTATTGGCAAAAAATATGATTAGTCACACTGCAGTGAAAGGACTTACTAAGAAAACAGTTGAAACTGCTTTCCCAACAATTTTCACAGACCCTATTAGAGTCTAAATTAGATTTGGTCTATATGACCTAAGGATAATGATTCGATGTCTCGGAAAGGCTTTAGAAGCTTTCGTGATAAAAATAAAGAAGAGTGGAACGAATATAACAGACGAGAAGATAGAAAGTCTGAACGTAAGAAGAAACAAAGACGTGACACTCGACGTCAACGCAGGTCAGAAAAATTCAAAAATTTTAAAGATTGGTCAGACAACAGTTGACAAATGCAAAAAACTGTGTTATAATACAACTTGATTATGAAAATTTACGGTAGTAACACTAACGTGTTTAGAGAAATGGATATAAGCGACAAGGTGATTCTTGTCGATTGTGATGGTGTTCTTCTTGATTGGGAATATAGCTTCTATCAGTTTATGATTAATAGAGGGTATGAAGTAAAAGAACCTGGTCATTATAAGATTAATGAAAGCTTTGGTATACCATACGCTGAAGGTAAATCATTAATCATTCAATTTAATGAAAGTGCACAGATTGGTTTCCTTCATTCTCTTAGAGATGCAGTTAAGTATGTAAGAAAATTACATGAAGAACATGGATACGTATTCCATTGTATTACTTCTCTAAGCACAGACCCTTATGCTAAAAAACTGAGAGTAAGAAACCTCGAAAAGCTATTTGGTAAAAATATATTTGAAGAAGTAGTTTGCCTACCTTGTGGCGCTGATAAAGACGATGCACTGGAACCATACAGAAACACAGGATGTATTTGGGTGGAGGATAAACCTGTCAATGCAGAACTAGGGCATGAATTAGGTCTGAGACCCTTCCTGATTGAACACACTCATAATAAAGACTACCAATCAGATAATTTTCCAAAAGTTAAAAATTGGAAAGAACTGTACGAACATATCGTATAAATAAATTTATGAAAGTCTGGATTACTATTTAATGCCAACATACGAATTTCAAGATAAAGAAACAGGCGAAACCTTCGAGAAAATTCTCAAAATCTCGGAAAGGGAAGCCTTCCTCAAAGATAATCCCAACCTTAAACAAATTATTAGCGGACAAACCGTGATTGAGTCTGCGCGTCTTGGTCGAATGAAACCCGACCAAGGATTTCGTGATTTGCTTTCGTCGATGAAAAACAATAAAAGTTACACAGGAAACAAAATCAACGATTGGAAATAATAACCTTTACATTATGATGTTGATTTGCCATAAGGAGGTTATATATGTCGAAACAACGTCGTATTTCTCAAAAGGAGAGACGAAGATTAGAACGTGAATTGAAGACCGGAACGCTAAATTCCAAATTCAGTATGAGACCGATAAAACCCATTACAATCACACAGGAAGATATGTTTGACTCATATCGTGCGGGATATAATATAGCAGCAATCGGTACAGCAGGGACTGGAAAAACTATGTGCGCCATGTACTTAGGATTAAAATCCATTCTCGAATCAGACCAATACGAACAATTAATTATCGTAAGGTCGGCTGTACAAACACGGGAACAAGGATTCATGCCAGGTACTCAGGCACAAAAAGAAGCTGTTTATTCTACACCTTATGCAGACATCACATGTGATTTATTTGGGAGAGGCGATGCTTGGGAAATTCTCAAACAAAAACGCCAGGTCAAATTTATGACTTCTTCTTTTGTACGAGGATTGACGTTTGATAATTCTATTATTGTAGTAGATGAATGTCAATCAATGACATATCATGAACTTGATAGTATCATCACAAGAGTAGGTGAATCTTCACGAATCATATTCTGTGGAGATACTAAACAAGATGACTTGTTGAATTCGAGAAATCGAAACGACGTATCGGGATTAGACGGCTTTATGAGTGTTATTAATAAGATGCATAAATCTTTCAGAACAATTGAGTTCAATGTAAATGACATCGTAAGAAGCGGTTTAGTTAAAGAATATATAATAGCAAAGGAGACAATTAACACTAAGTTTTCGCCCCAATTTGCGGTGGCTTAAATTTTGACGAGGTGGCGAGGGCAACCTCGCCATTCTTTTTAGAGAATAGAATTATGATACAGGAAACAGTAGACAATTACAAATTACAATGGTTAACTAAAAACTCATACCGAGTTAAGTTACCAAAAAATCTTAAAGATTCAGGTGCTGAATGCCTAGCATGGTGTACATCAGTACTTGATGAAAAAGTCTGGTCTCACTCATTCAACCCAGAAGACCAACAATATACTTTCTTTTTTGAAAGTCCTCATATTGCAGAACAATTTAGAGCTCAATGGAAAATAGGAGATTCTAGAACTGTAGACATCACATAAGCTCAAGGAAATATTATATTATGTTATTTGAACACCACAACCACGGGATTGATTTACCTCCCATAACAAGAAAAACAACAGAACAAGGAAGAAGATACTTCACACCAACAGGTGAAGCATACCCATCAGTCACAACTGTGTTAGGTATTCTAGGAAAAGCTTCATTAATGGCCTGGCGGAAACGTGTAGGTGAAGAAGAAGCGAATCGTATTTCTTCTCAAGCTGCTAGACGAGGTACTGCAGTTCATAAACTCTGTGAAAACTACTTAGACAATAAAGAAGATTATAAAGAAGGTGTACAACCTGCTAATCTTTTTATGTTTAACACTATGAAACCACTACTTGACAATAAGATAAATAATATATGGTTCCAGGAAGCTTTTCTATATTCTGACGAATTGCAAACTGCGGGCCAAGTAGATTGTATCGCTGAATATGATGGTAAACTTTCGGTTATTGATTTTAAAACTTCTCGAAGATTAAAATCAGTTGACCAAATACAAAACTATTTTATGCAAGTGTCTTTTTATGCGAAAGCATTTGAAGAAAGAACAGGACAAAAAGTAGAACAAGGAGTAGTTTTAATCGGGGTAGATGACGCTGAACCACAAGAATTCTTTATCAACCCAGACGATTATATAGAACACTTCAAAGCGGTTAGGGAGACATATGCCAACCTCTATGAAAAAGAAAAGGTACATAATAATTGATAAAGACATGGGTGTATTCCTAGGCACTTACGATGGGCGTGAACTAGGAAGAGAAGATGATAATAGAATTTATGCGTGTTTTGCTGCTAACAATCCTTTCGGATTGACAACCGCATGTTCTTTCAAATCTGATAAGGCAGCAAACTTCTATATAAAAGATATGTTCCACGCGGGAAAGAAACGAGATTTACTCGTAGCTGAAGTGGATACAGATACTGAATTTCCTCATGTAGTAGATATAATTAAGGCAGGTTATACAGAACACTGTCACGATATGCTTGACGTTATGTTTGAAACTGGAAATCAAACTGTTCATTAACAGTTGACATTTTCAAAAAGCTGTGGTATAATACGATTTTGAAGAAGGTGAATTAATAAATGAATCATGAAGCTTTGAATAAGAATATGGATATGGGCAACTTGGATATGGACCACGTTGCAAACATGCATAAAGAGTTCTTTGTTCATAATGATTATGAATGGTGGAACCCTCCTAAAACTGGTGATGTAGTTGTTGATGTGGGAGCTTGCGTTGGTATGTTCTCATGTATGGCATTAGACAAAGGTGCTGATAAGGTTTATATGATTGAACCAAATAAAGACCTTTTAATGACTGCTATTAAAAACACTGCTGATTATGTTATTAATGAGACAGAATCAAAGGTTGTACCAGTACATGCAGCGATTCTTTCAGATGATAACCATGTACAACACATTTATAATGAAGATACTTCTGGTAGTTGGTTGAAATTTAGTTTCGACCAATTTATTGATTTTTATAAAATAGATAATATAGATTTTTTAAAGATTGATTGTGAAGGTGGAGAATATGATATTCTCACAAAAGAAAATTTTGAATGGATTTGCGATAATGTAAATCATATAGCACTCGAAGTTCATAGACGACATGGACCAAGTGGTGCAAAGGATTTTAAAAAGTTTAGAGATGATTTTTTAAAACCATATCTAGAACGAGGCGGACAAGTTCGTTACCAACATCCCCAATATGGAGAGTTTATTTGGAACGACAAGATGATAGATGAAAAAATCTATACTGAAGATTTACCCGCTGAGTTTATGATATATTTTACAAAGAAATAAAGATGGCAAAAGACAAAAAATTAATTAGTGAAGCTCTTATGTTTGCGGTAAAAGCGCATGGAGACCAACGAAGAAAATACACAGGTGAACCTTACATCGTTCACCCAGTTGGTGTCGCGAAAATCCTTGAAGACTCAGTTGAGCACACTGATGAAATGATAGTTGCAGCTCTATTACATGATGTAGTAGAAGATACACCTGTAACTTTCCAAGATGTAAAAGAAAAGTTCGGCTCAACAGTTGCTGAATACGTACACTACTGTACGAACGTCTCAGAAAAGGAAGATGGAAACCGTGCATTTCGTAAGAAAATGGATGCGGACCATTTTGCGCTAGGTCCAGCTGAGACTCAAACGATTAAGGTTGCGGATTTGATACACAATAGTGAAACTATCATTCCTCACGACCAAAAATTCTTTCATAAAGCTTACAAGCATGAGAAACAGTATCTCTTGAAAGTATTGACTAAGGCTGACCCAATACTATTAGATAGAGCTCAAACCATCCTCTCAGATGCTTGGGAGCCTTCTAAATAACATAATTAGCCATATTTTTGGTTCCTTATAACAAATTGATATAAAAAAAGTGCAACTTTTTTGCAAAAAACAGTTGACATTTGCTTTGAAATGGTATAGAATGGTATCATAATCAATTGGAAAAGGAGTTAAATTATGGCTGATTATTCTTACTGGGGTGGAACAGGAAAGTTTCAAGACCTCGCCGATAAAATGCAAAACATGGTTCCAGTATCTGGTCCTTGTTACAACATACCTGATGATGATACTTCAGGAATCAATAAGCCTCTTGACACATTTCGTCAAGTTGTCAACGCATACTACGACATCTTCAACAATGGTGGATGTAATAACGATACTCGTAAAGTTTCAAAATTCTTCCCAGGTGTAATGCAACATCTTCGTGGACGTAATTTCAATAATCCTGATTGGGATACTATCTCTTCTAAAGCTGACGCTCTTATGGATAAGCATGTCCAACGAGCTGCTAAGTCTATGGATTTACTTTAAAAGTGAAAAAAGTGCAACTTTTTTGCAAAAAACAGTTGACAAATTCGCTTTGATTTGGTATAATGGTACAGTAAATAGGAAAAGGAGTCAAAATGAAGAATTTTACAGTTAAACAAATCAAGTTCACTGAATCAGAAAGTGAGCTTCCAAACGAACTAGGTTGGAATGGTGCTATGGAAAAATGCCCAAAGTGGAAGGTTAAACTAGACCTTCAAATGGATTCTAATCTTTTCGAATCAAACATGTTGGAGCACTTCACTCCAGTCTTTGAAGTTCAAGCTCAAGACTTAGAACATGTTTTCAGAATCACTAATCTCTGGGACGAACCAGATTTAGTTCATACTTTAAACGTAGGTCACAGCACATCAGTTGGTGACTTAGTTGTCGATAACGACACTGGTGAGACTTTCATCTGTGCAGACTTTGGATTTGATAAGGTAGCATAATGAAATATCTTCCAGGAATTCTTTTTACATCACTACTTGGTTTTGGATTCTACATGGGTACACTTAGCTTAGTAAATATGCCCGATGTACATATTTCAAACACGACAGGAGAGTGCGTAAAGGTAATTAATTACGATGAGCGTTTTGATTATACTTGCGAAAACTATCCTTCAAAATACAATCACGTATGGGTACAGTAATGAAGTTACAAGAATATTTTGATTTTTTAGATGCTCTTCGCGAAGGTGGCTCGATTAATATGTTTGGTGCACCTTCAGTTTTACAACAAGAGTTTGGTTTAACGAAAGCAGAAGCTTTCGAAATTTTCACAGCATGGACGGAGAAGTTCAAAAATGTATAACGAAGAAATCGTTGAAGTAAAAAACATCGAAGCGAAAATCGCTTCTATTGGAACAGCGCAAGCAGCATGTTCTGCAATTAATTCTCATCTAGGAAATGAGTCAATCGGTAAGGAAGTTTTTGCAATGCTTTCTGAACTCAAGGTTGACCTCTATGAGATTCAGTATCAAAATAAATTGAAATTAATTGCACAAAACAGTTGACAAACGCTTTGAAATGGTGTATAATAGTACCCATAAATTAAATTAATTCATATTGAAAGGAGTAAATTATGGCACATGAATTAGAAATGGTAAACGGCCAAGCCTCAATGGCCTATAGAATCTCAAAAGGTGTACCTTGGCACGGCCTTGGTGTTCCAGTTGATGATGATATGACACCCATCGAAATGATGAAAGCAGCTAACCTTGATTGGGAAGTTGAGTTGAAAGATTCTTTCGTCAATATTGATGGTGAGAACGTCCCTACTGGACAACAGTCACTTGTAAGAAAGACTGATAATAAAATTCTTACAAACGTAGGTGGTAAGTGGAATCCTTGCCAAAACTCTCAAGCATTTGAATTCTTTAATGAGTTCGTAAATGCTGGTGATATGGTAATGGATACTGCGGGCTCTTTAAAAGATGGTCAAATCGTCTTTGCCGCTGCTGATGTTAAAGATGGATTCACTCTCTTTAACGGTGACGAAGTGAAAGGTTATCTTCTCTTCTCAAATCCTCACGTTTATGGAAGGTCTATTGACGTTAAGTTCATTATGACAAGGGTTGTATGTAACAACACTTTGAGTATGGCACTTACTGAAAAAGGTCAACCTGCTATCAGAGTTTCTCACAGAAACGAATTTGATGCTGAAAAGGTTAAAGAACTTCTTGGTATTTCACATACAAGGGTACAACAGTTCAAAGAAGCTGCTGAGTTCCTTGGTTCAAAAAGATATGGAGACGAAGCTTTCCAAACTTTCCTTGGAAAAGTTTTTGGTACTTCCTCGCAAGACAATAAAGTTTTAAGTAGAACAGCTGAAAGGGCTTTTGAAATTGTAGACACTCAACCAGGTGCTCACTTCAAGCCAGGTTCATGGTGGAATGCTTATAACGCAGTCACTTACATGACTGACCATGAATTAGGTAGAACTGCTGATGCAAGGGCTACTTCAGCATGGTATGGTGTTAACGCAAAGAGAAAACTCGATGCACTTGACCTTGCGGTTGAAATGGCGGAGGCTGCGTAAGCAGCTTCCATTTTTTTATTTTTGGAAAAGGAATATTATGATTAAATTTGATAACAAAGGAAAAACTAGAACTGAAGCTTATGTTGGTACATTCTCAACTGAATGCGCTGGTGATATGATGGAAGTTGAGAGTATTAGAACTCTAGTAAAAAACTTTAATAAAGACTTGAAAGCTTCAGGCGCTACTTGTAAAAGAGGCAGACCTCTTAGATACAGAGTTGATTTAAAAGCAAGACAACCAATCAATAAAGTACTCAATAGGAGAACTGGCAGATTGAATGGTTACACTTGGGGCGGTGACGTCATTGGTGGAATTGCTAATGCTAGGGCAGTGGATTTATACATCCATAGGAATTGGAATTATTACTATGAAAATTAAAATAGAAATCGAACTTGATACCGTAAGAGATGCTGAAGAAGTTCAGTCTCTTATGGACCTCGTAGAAGCTATTCGTCAAAAAGAAGAAGACGAATAGTAAAAAAAGTGAAAAAAACAGTTGACAAATTCACTTTGATTTGGTATAATGGTACAGTTAATTGGGAAAAGGAGTAAATTATGACATTAACAAAAGCTGAAATTACGAAGTTCACTAACATCGTAAACAAAATGGATACTGAAGATTCTAAAATTCTTATCCAAATCTGGAAGAACGCTCAAAACATGAAGTCAGCAAATCAAGCTGCTCAGTTTCAAAAGGGCAATCTTGTTCAATTCACCTCTAGGACTGGCGAAGTGATTACTGGTACAGTATCGAAAGTCAACAGGAAGTCAATCGCTGTTGAAACAACTAAAGGTAGTTGGAAAGTATCTCCATCTCTTCTTACTCTAATCGACTAGGAGGTTCTCATGATTGAGATTCTACAGGAGATTACTGACTGGGGTGATGCCCCAGTTGCCAATGGAATATACCATGTTAATAGTGCTGGACAACTCGTTCAGCACAACGACACAGTCTTTAAAAATCCACTTAAAGGCTTTTCAAAAACAAGACGTAAGTTTAAAAAGATTGGTGAAAGACCAGAGACAGTCGCACCAACTGCAATCTTAGTGAAAGGTTCAAAAGGAAACTATTATAGTATTAATAATGGCAAGTGTACATGCCCTGGATTCACGTTCAGAGGTACTTGCAAACATCTAAAGGAGGCTGAAAATGTATGAAGTTCTTGAAACCCTCTTTGTGATTGGAATAATGTTTTTCATGTTCATTTTCGCATACATGTCTAATCATGTTGTCGAAGAAAAAAGACAGAAAAAATACCTTCCTCTCGCATGGGAAGAAGGCGGATTCTTAAATAAAACTTTTCATAAAGTTTTTGATAAGAGTGAAGTTAAATACACTGATGGAGACAACACATAAATGAACTATAAGTACTGGGGAAAGGTGGCACTAGTAATTGTGCCTGTTGTATTGTGGACAGTTTGGTATTATGCTATTAAGTATATTGCCAAAGGAACTGAGTTTGTTCAAAACTACGGTGATGAACTGCTTGAAGAATTTATGAGAGATTAAGGAGAGTCTCGTTGAGAATTGATAACGAAATAAAGCTTGACTATAAGGATGTTTTAATTCAACCAAAACGGTCAACACTTGGAAGTCGTAAAGAAGTAGATTTATATCGTGGATTTACTTTTCGTAATTATGAACCACCAGAAATGTCGATAGAATCTATCCGCGCGTCTGGAGAAACTCCGCACTATTATGGTATTCCTATTATGGCTGCCAATATGGACGGAGTAGGAACGATGGAAATGGCTGACACTCTTTCGAAACAAGGATTGTTTACCACTCTAGTGAAAACATATAGTGAAGATGAATTGATTGCATTCTATAATGACGACCAAATTCTTCGTACTGAATTTGTAGCATATAGCATGGGCATTAGTGATGAAGATTTAACTAAATTCATTAAGGTTTACACATACAATAGAGAGTCGATTAAGTATGTCTGTGTAGATGTTGCAAATGGATATAGTAGTAGATTTAGAGATTTCATCGCAACCCTCAGAGAAAAGGCACCAAACATCGTCATTATTGCTGGTAACGTAGTAACAAAAGAAATGACAGAGGAGTTAATTTTAAGTGGAGCAGATATCGTTAAAGTCGGCATTGGTCCTGGGAGTGTATGTACTACTCGTATTCAGACTGGGGTGGGTTACCCTCAACTCTCTGCGGTCATCGAGTGTGCTGACGCGGCGCATGGTCTTGGAGGACATATCATTGCTGACGGTGGGTGTACTAATCCTGGTGATGTATGTAAAGCATTTGCCGCAGGAGCAGATTTTGTAATGTTGGGTGGAATGCTCGCAGGACATGATGAAGGTGGTGGTAATGTAATTACTGAATCTATTATTTCAAACGTGCAGGCGCCCGCTACGTCCGCGGGGATTGGTAAACGTATTGAGAAACAATTTGTAGAGTTTTATGGTATGAGTTCTAAATCTGCTAATGATAAACACTTTGGTGGATTAAAAGAGTATAGAGCGAGTGAAGGTCGTACAGTAAGAGTTCCTTATAGAGGTGCTGTACAAAATACTATTAATGATATTTTAGGTGGCTTACGTAGTGCATGTACATATGCAGGGGCCGCAAAGCTTAAACATTTAAATAAGTGTGCAACGTTTGTTCGTTGTACTCAAACACATAACTCAGTTTATGAATCATCTACAATAGGAGTATAGTATGAAAAAAGTAGCACCAAACCCGTTTGGCGGAGAAGATGAAGTGCTTTATGATTCTGATTCAACAGAATCTCATAGTAGAGGAACTGCTGTTGAACTACAACTCTCAAGAAAGTTAGCAAACGAAATTGAGTGGGTAATTCAAAGCGGTGGCGTAATGCCAGTTCAAATCAGAAATGCATATGATGAATTGAAAAAATATTATGAAGTGCAAATGGAAAATGAGGAATATCGAAATTCAACTCAGTTTCCAGAGCCATTGCAAACTGATTTGTTCGAGTAATTGTAACAATTCTGTAAATAATTGCAATTATTTTAAATTTTTATAATATATTATAAATTCTATGTATATATAGTATCGTACAACGATGGGGAAGTTGTACTAGAAACAACGGATGTTCGAATTGAAAAAAGAAACAGCACTAAAAATCGCGAATCTTTCACCTGGTGAGAGTGTCGTAGAAAAATTAGTTGAAATCCACCCAATGAAACAAGTTGCTTATGCATCGATTATCCAAGTATTAGTACTTGGTTTTATGCTAGGTAGTATGGCGCTGATTCAATACTTCATAGTATAACATCCACAACCTTGGAATATAATGAATAAGAAAATTATGATAGCGATAGCAGCATGCTTTATTGCTGCTCCAGCGTATGCTGACTGGAGGATGGAACGATTCGATTTGGATGGTGACAAACTAATCAGCAAAGCCGAACTCAAAGCTGCGGGATGTACCGTTAAGAATGGATTATTTAAAGCAGCCGATAAGAACAAGGATTCTTATTTAGATAAAAAGGAAGCTAGAATAGCATCTCAGTATATCTTTAGAAGTAATTGTCCTAAAGGAGAATAATGAAAGAAAAGATGCAAGAACGAGTTGAACTGTTTGTTCTCGTTGGTATTTTTTGCATTTCATTAATGGGAGTAAATCCCAATGTTTAAAGCGTTAAAAAGGTTCTTCACCCGTGGTTGGACTAGAACGTTCTTTAAATATTGGGTACAACCATGGCATCCGGGTAGATAATGGAACTATTTTTTATTATACCTTTCGGTCTGTTTATATCATACCTTTTTTTAAAGTATGCTCCAATGTGGGATATCAGAGTTGCTAACTACCTCTCTGAAGTTCAAAAACAAAAACACAACAAATAAGGGAACTGTTATGAAAGCAATGGCACAAAAAGTGTGGTTGCGTGTAAATGGGGAGCTTTGTGTTGAGTGCTTATTAACCACAATCTTTTTAGGAATGATGGTTTATAGCATAAGTACCATTGTCTAAACTTTATCTGCAATCACAGAACACAAGGGAGTCGAAAGGCTCCCTTATCTTTTTTCGCACTGTCTCTCGGCTTTATTAATTAATCTAAAATTATTTGCTACAACAAGTCCAGTTGAAACGCCTGCACCTAATTTCCAATCATACCAAAAGGTATCATCACCATCTAAAACAAATTTTATTCCACCAATAACACCTAACTTTAAACCGACCATTTCATGTACTTCTGGAACTTCAGGTAATAAAGGATTCGCTTCAGTTAAACAAGAATACTTCATACCTTTATAAGTTGAATATACATCGAGTATCTGTGTGGTCCAAAAGAATAAATCAATCCATCTTTTTTCTCTTTCATTCCAATAAAATTCTGGAGAGGACATGTCAAGATTTAAATTTATACTATTTTCTGAGAATTGTGGGGTTGGTTTCTTTTCCTTAAACTTTGGGTGATGCATTAAATCTTTTAGAGGAGGAACAAGTTCTGGTCCGTGTGGTAAAGTAATAATAGCACCGTTTTCCATTATTCGAGCTTTACCTACAACAACTCGACGAACATATGCGTCATCATAAGGTGCGGTATGACCTGCTTTGAATTTTGCAATCATTGCAGGGTCAACGTAAGTTGGATAAAATTTTTGTTTTGGTATGTAAGCTTCAGCTGGAAGTGCTAATAAAAGAACTCCAATTAATAACTTATTTAGTCGTAGCAATAAAGACACCGTTCCAATCCTTCGGTAAATCTTGCGTTTTCATATATTCGCAACGCTCAATCCACATCTTGTAGTAACCTTCCATCTGACCTTCAAAACATTCCATAAGGTCGTTACATATTTTAATAGCTTTATCGAAGTTTTGTTTACGGTAATTCTGATGCATTGCTTCATGCATCTCGGCCGGTTTAATATATTTATTCTTATCAAGGTCTAATACTGTGTATATTCCAATTCCTACTGTTTTTCCTTTTACTGCAAGGTCGTCTACTTTAAGGAAAAAGAAATCATTAGGAGAACATCGTTTAACTGTTTCTTCGCCAACTAATAATAAGCAACCATATTCTTTACATTTTGACTCAATTCGTGCAGCAGTTGAAACGCTGTCACCAAGTACATCATAACTGTGTCGTTCTGTAGAACCCATCTCACCAAGATAACCAAGACCAGTGTTAATCCCAGCCCCCATGCCAATTGGTGGTCGACCTTCTGCTGTAATCTTTTCATTGAATTTTTCTACACTCCTTAGCATATTGATTCCAGTTTGTACTGCAGTTTTAGGATGTTCAGGGTCGTCAATAGGCGCATTGTGTATGTGCATCGAAGCATCGCCTATATACTTTATAATCATTCCATCAGCGTTAAGGACAGGCTCAGTGATTGAATCCATATACCCATTCATTAACTTCGTTAATCCTTGTACGTCATCTCCGAAGCTTTCACCCAGTGGTGTAAATCCTCTTAAATCAGAAAAACAAATACTAATTTCTTTTTTCATTCCCTCTTTAACGAGAGAAGGATTCTCTTGGAGTAAACGAACGACTGTAGGAGAAGCATAACCAGCGAACTGTTTTGCTAGTTGACGTTTCTCTAAAAATGTGATAAAATACTTGTTAAAACTTGATTGGGCAAAAACTACTAAGGAAGCAAATGAACTTAAGGTCGCGTCAACAAAGATTAAAGCATCATTCCAGAGATACAATGATACTCCATAAGAACCGCAAATCAGAATTAGACTCTTTATCACCCCAAGAGTTATGGGCAAGATATAGACCGCTCCAAGGATACCTAGACTCAATAACACCAGAAGACCGAGCTCGGCTATTGGCTTCCAGTCGGGAATCTGTATTTCGACTCCTGAAAGAACGGTCTGAATTAAATGACCTTGAACTTCGTGGGGATACACTGCACCCAATGGGGTTGCAACTGGATTAGCATATCCTTCAGCTGTAATACCAAAGATTAAAACTTTACCTTCGGGTAATGGGTCTAATATACTGACTTGTTCGAATTCATTCCAGAAAGCTATAGGGACTTCTGCGAAGGAGTTTGTAGTGATTGGGTCTTGTCGACCCATGCGAATCCATTCGACACCATTGGTGCCTACTTTCATTTGATAGCTTGGTTCTCCGGTGTACACACGTAGTGTGTCGAGGGCGAGAGATGGATAGGGATTCCCGGCTGCTTTAACAACGAGGGGTGCTCTTCGCACGACACCTGTTGGTTCATCAGGAATAGCAACGGTGGCCCCAACACCAAAAACCCAATTAGAAAGAGATTCAATAGGGTACAAAAGGCCTGGAAATTCATACAACCAATTTTCATCTTGTTCTCCAAAAGTGGCAACACCTACAAAGGTTCCTATTCCACCAGATGTTTGTTGTGTGGGTGCTGATGATAATACAACAGCTCTATTGGCCAGTGCTTCTGCAAGTTCGTTATCTTCACCAAATCTATCTTCTTCAGAATATATTATGTTTAAGACATAAAGAGAATCAGCAGGACCAGCATTAATGAAATCAGCAATGTTCCCCCTAGGCCAAGGATATTGGCCTTGTGCTCTGATAGCTCTTTCGTCAATGTTGACGAGGACGATATCCTCCGACGCAATTTTTTCCTTTTTTGAATGGAGATAGTCATAATAAGAATACTCTATACTTTGAATAAAATTTGGGTTTGATATTTGTAACGCTGAAAAACCAGCAATGGTGAATAATACCGTCCACCACTTTGTTAACCATTTCATTTTAACTAAACTTCTTTTGGATATACTTTACTGCTGCATATAATGTTAAACCATATACTGCGAAAATTGTTAATGGTACTGCCATATTTAAAATAGTCCAAATATCCAAGAACAATAAATCCGTTGTGAAATCTATAATTGCTTCAGCATCGCCCATCGGCTCAACTTGGAATGTTTCTGTATTATAATACATATCAGCTTCAGAAAGCATTTGGTTAAATCCTTCTTCGGTTAAACAAATCATATCTTGAGGGCAACCTTCATCACCCGGATATAATGTTCCTACTGGATTTCCAAAATCATCTAACTCTTGCATTATTCTTGTAGCACATTCACTGAGCAACCACCAACTGTATAACAATCCACTGATAAATTGTATGTTTGATTGGTTGTGCTATTTTGTCTAATAGTTGCTGTCGTTCCGTAAATACCATCTAAGGTAATATTTGCTGAGTGAGTTGCGTTAGCTCCTTTCTGTCTAAATGTTAAAACGTTGTCTGAATTATAAAGTGTAATGTTTGCTTCTTTTGCGCCTGAAGATTGTTGTCTTCCATCTATCCAATTATCAGACCCAGCAACATGTAAGTTAAAATCATGTCCGTCAGTTGCATCACTTTGATTTGTTTGATGCCATTCAACAAAGTTATCATTACCATATAAATCTATTTCCATATAATGACCACCGCCTTCGGCACCATCATAGTTCCAACCTTGTGTGGTGTTATCAAAAGCAACACCTTGACCCAATTTAAATTCGTTACCTGTTCCACTGATTTCATCAAATACTATTGTGTTATCATTACCTGCAGTATTATATTGAACAACTAATAAATCTAACGATGACGCGTTAATATACGAATATTGGTCTAACATTTTAATTTCGTTATCAGCACCG